GCTTACGAGGATCGTGGTAAAGCGCAGGATGCGGTTATTTTGGCTATCTCTACAGCTATAGAAAAGTTTAACAAAATAAGTAAAGACTCCTACAGGCTGGCGGCATAATGGCACTACCAAACTTAGTATTTAGTGTTGCCTCAGAGTATGACGGCAAAGGCTTAGGCAAAGCGCGCAAGGACGTAAACAGCTTTGATAAAACTGTAAAAAACCTTGCCAAGACAGTAGGCGTAACTTTATCGGCAGCCGCCGTTGTTAAGTTTGGTAAAGCATCTGTTAAAGCATTTTTAGCAGATGATAAAGCCGCAGCTACTCTTACTAAAACTCTGGGTAACTTAAACTTAGCCTTTGAGGATCAGAGAGTTAGATCCTATATATCTACTTTAGAGCAAACCTCGGGCGTACTCGATAGTGAATTAAGGCCGGCTATGCAGGCCCTATTGACTACAACAGGTAGCGTTACTAAATCGCAAGAGCTTTTAGGCTTAGCCCTCGATGTTGCAGCGGGCAGCGGCGAAAGTTTGGTAGGAGTCTCAAACGATATAGCCCAGGCTTATGTAGGTAACACAAAAGGACTTAGAAAATATAACCTCGGTTTAACTCAGACAGAATTAAAAACCGCCTCTTTTATAGAATTACAAACAGCTCTAAATAAACAATTTAGCGGGCAAAATGCAGCGCAGTTAAGTACCTACGCAGGGCAACTAAGTTTAATTAAAGTCGCTTACGACAATATGCAAGAGACTATAGGTAAAGGCCTTGTAGATAGTTTTGTTTTATTGTCCGGCGATGCTGGCATAGGTGGCGCTACTAAGGCTATGGAGACTTTTGGCCAAACTGCCGCCGATGTTATTTTGGGCGTAGCTAGTCTCGTAGATAAAATCACACCTAAAACAAGTATTGCCGGAGAGCCCGGGTTTTGGCACGATCTCTATATAGCCTTTGGCGGGCAGATTATTGAGGACCTTGCAGGCTTAGGCCAAGCTACTCGATTAAAGCCCGGACCGTTTAAGACCCCTATGACTGTCTCAGGCCAGTCTACAGGCAACAGTTTAACGGCAGTAGAAAAGTTACGGGCACAAGCTGAGGCCGAGGCACTTAAAAGAGCTAAGGCACTTGCAGCCGCACAAAAGGTACAACTTGCTAATGCTAAAAAACTAGCTGCCGAGGCACAGAAAAAATTGGCCTTAGAAAAGGCGAGCGCGGTACTTAACCAAGCTAATAAATTATTTGATTTAGATCGTATCCAACTCGCAGCTGCCGCTATGGCTAAACAGACCGAGGAGGACCGAGTACGCATCCGGCTTAAAACTAATATCCTCGAGCTAGAGGATGCGATTAACGAAGGCAACGTACAAGCTGCAGCTAAGTTTGCCAGCCTTATTACGCAGGATGCGGCGTTACTCGGACAGTTACGCGGTGTAATGATTAGCCTCGGCGACGTACCTAATCCGTTTGAGGCGTGGCTAGCGACCTTGCAGGCTGCTTTAGCTGCGTTATTAGCTCTTACTACTATTCAGCCTACAACTACCATTATGGGCACACCTAATAACAATTACGTAGGCGGCACCTATCTAGGCCCGGACGTTTATCAGTCCACACTTACAGGCAGGGCACTAGAGAACAAACTAGCCAAAAACGATGCCTTTGCAACTATGGCTACAGGTGGAATTGTTACAGAGGCGACTATGGCCCTTATCGGTGAGGCTGGGCCCGAGGCTGTTATCCCACTAAATAAAATGGGATCTATGGGCGGTACTTACGTCACCGTAAATATATCAGGCTCAGTCACAACAGAGCGCGATTTAGTAGATGCCATTACCCAGGGTATTTACAATAACCAAGCAGCCGGTATCCCTATTAACTACTCAACGGTGTACTAATGCCAGTCCTACCAGCTACCCCGATAGTTAAAATTAACCTTACGCAAGGTGCCTCGTTTGGTACCGTAATGGTGCTGGGTACTGGTCAATTAGGTTTTGCAGAGCTCGGTACCGTCGTACCTAATATCGTGGACGTATCGGCTGAAACGCTTAAGATTTCTACACGCCGTAGCCGTAATACCCTGCAGGATAAATACCTTAGCGGTCAGGCAACAGTACGAGTAAATGACCCGGACGGCTACTTTAACCCTCAAAACACAGGGTCGCCCTACTACCCGGACGTGCAGCCTCTACGCAAGATACAGATACAAGCTAATTACAACGGCACCCTCTACCCTATCTTTGCAGGATATATCACAGAGTTTTTATACACCTATCCACAAAACCAAGAGACCGGGTTTGTAGATCTAATATGCTTTGATGCCTTCAGACTTTTCTATAACTCAAACGTAACTACGGTTACAGGAGCTACAGCCGGGCAAGATACAGGCACGCGTATTAACAAAATCCTCGATATGGTGGCATTTCCTAACTCTCAGCGTTCGGTGCAAACTGGCAATACGACGTGCCAAGTGGACCCGGGCGGCACTCGTACAGTCCTCGATGCGTGCCAAACAGTCGAGTTTACAGAGGGACCGGGCGCCTTTTATATCGACAAAGCAGGTAACGTAGTATTTAAGAACCGTACCTATTGCTTTGATGCACAAAGCGCTACGCCTACAGTATTTAATAACGACGGTGTAACAGGTATTAACTACTCCAAAATCCAATTTAGCTTTAACGATAAAGCAATAGTAAACCGGGCAAGCGTTACCCCTATTGGACTAGCTACACAGACTTACGAGGATGCGACCTCTATCGCTCAATACTTTACCCGGGCCATTACAGCTAACAATATGCTTATGCAAAGCACAGGGGTGGCGCTAAGTCTAGCCACCGCGTACGTAGGCGCTCGCAAAGATGCCATTTTGACGATTAGTCAGATAACCCTCGATCTTGTAACTCTCGGCTATACCACCGGAGTAGAGGCCGCTTTAGATCTTGACTATTTCGACACTATGGAAATTACCAATTATGGACAGTCCGGCACGGTCATAACTCAAACCCTGCAGTGCCAAGGCATAGCTCACGATATTACGGCTAATAGTTGGGATACGACACTTACTACCGAGGAGGCTTTAATAGATGCTAACTACTAAAATTATTATCCTAAGGAGAGTGTGCTAATGGCAACAGGCTGGCCAATGAAAACGACCTATGCGGACGGGGACGTCTATTCCGCATCGGATGTTAATGATATTACTGGAACAGTAAACCTATTACAGACAAGCACCCTATCTGTTCAAGCTGGTAAGAACCGCGTAATAAATGGCGGTATGGATGTATGGCAACGAGGTACAACCTTTGCCAACCCTGCTCTTGGCTATACAGCCGATAGATGGCAAGGTTCAACTGCAACAGCGGGAACTATCACACGCGTTGCAACAGGTGACACAACAAACTTGCCTAACATCCAGTATGCGTTGCGTTATCAAAGAACAAACGGCTCAACTAGCACATCTCAGTTAAACATTATTCAAAACTTTGAGAGTGTTAATTCAATTCCTTTGGCTGGAAAAACAGTTACTCTTTCTTTCTATGCTCGCAAAGGTGCTAACTATTCTCCTACTTCTAGCCTTCTCGGTGTTATCTTGGCAACTGGCACAGGCACAGACCAAAATTATTACACAGCAGGTTACACAGGTCAGGCAGATACAATTTCATCTAGCGCGACTTTAACAACAACTTGGCAACGATTTACCTACACAGCAACCTTGCCATCTAATATGACTGAAATGGCTGTTTATTTTTATTGCGCTCCTACTGGTACTGCTGGTGCAGCCGATTATTACGAAATTACTGGCGTTCAGGTTGAATTAGGAAGTTATGCAACTTCTTTCAGCCGTTCTGCTCCTAATTATGGTGGTGAATTGGCTGCTTGCCAAAGGTATTACTGGAGAAATACACCCAATGGCGGAAATGCTTATCTATCCTCAATGGGTACTGGGGCAACAACATCTATTGCAGACATGATTATTGCTGTGCCAGTACCTATGAGAGTTATTCCAACAGTATTAGAAACTTCTACAATTAGATTGCTTGATGGTAGCAATGCTTTTTCAACTGGAACTTGGACTCTTAATTCAAGCGATAGCAGTTATACATATCCAATTATTAGATACACACATGGTTCGGCTGCATTGACTCAATTTAGACCATATTTTATTGCTGCCAATAGCAACACATCGGCTTATATCGCACTAGGAGCAGAACTCTAATGGAAAACATTACCTATTTTACGGATGAATTAAACGGCTCAGAGCATGTCATTATTGACAAAGGTAATGGAGAGTTCGTTTCCATGCTGAAAAGCGTTTATGACGAAATGATTACCAATGCAGACAAGCTATAACGGCTGGCCTGCCTCGAAGGACCCGGACGAGATCCGTATTACTAGCTACAAGGTCGAAGGCACAAACCTTAAGCTGCGATGCGCTGAGGGCTGCGGCCCACTACTTGCAGCCTTTACTGCCGAGTTTAATACTCTAATCGAGCCGGTAGAGGGCGGTACTTTCGATGACTGGTCATACGCTTACAGGATGGTACGTGGTAGCGAGGACAAACTA